CAAAAGGTTATTTTAAAATAGGCTCTATGGCCACTTATGAAAACTCAACTCGTACCAGTGAAGGAAACACTGTTCAAATTCTAAAATTTTTTGACGTTAGTAAAGGAGAAGAAGGAGATTTTTATTATTATAATTTTGTTTGCAAGACAATTTTTAAAGTAACAAAGAACGAATTTGCGACGCGAAAAGGAAAATTTTTTGAAGTCAAAGGAAAGAAGTTTAAAGCTATTGGAGCAGAGAATTTTATTTTGTTAAGTAATATTCGAAAGTTTTGTAGTTTTACAGCACAAGGATTAATGACTTCCGTGAGTGATTTCGTTACTGGAGTAAGCAGTATTATCGGAAACATAACATTGATAGGCAAAACCGTTAATTTTTATGATTCAAATAGCCTCAATATTAAATTATTTTTAACAGGGTGTTGTAGTTTGTTGATTAAAGTTTTATCATTTGCCTCATCTGGGGGCCAGTTAATATATAAAATTATTGATTTTTGTTTAGAATTATATCGAACTTTTTGTGTAGGACAACATCTAAAACAGGAATGGAATGCAGAGGTTTTAGATGTAGCATTATTAGCAACTGCCAGTATGTTTCTTCCACCCACTTTATTAGAAATAGTTAAGCGAATGTCTATGTTTAGTTCTGTTAAAATTTGCGATGACATTGGCGGTTTTTTCTCATTATTTTCATGTGTTATTGATTATTTAGTAGCTCTGTTTGATTATTTACCATTTGCTATCCCTGACAATATTAAAAATTTTTTCCAAAATATCTTTAATCTAAAACATCATCTTATCATAAGAAGGTGTAATGAAATGTACAATCAATGGCAAAATGATAAGCAACTCATCTCTAAAAGTTCCTTTACAGAAGAAGTAGTTAGGTTAAATGCTGAGATTAAGGAAAATAAGTGCTTAGATGATTGGCAGAGGAGGTCGAACGGTGTAAAAAATACTTTATTAGATTTTTCGCGCTTGGTAAAGTCAGTTGAAGCGTATACGAGTGCAAGTAGAATTGAACCAAGTTGTTTTACTTTTGAAGGACCTCCGGGATGTTTTAAATCAGTTTTAATGGTTAAGTTAGTTAAGGCACTAAGGTTAAGCACATACTCGCATGTTACTAAGTCAGCTACAGATGGTAAGGATTTTTATGACACATATGCTAACGAGACTGTTTTTACTATGGATGATGTTGGACAGCAAGGAATATCGCAGTGGCGCAATATCATTAATATAGTATCACCAGTTAGGTTACCATTGGATTGTGCGGCAGCAGATCTCAAAGATACTAAGTACTTTTCAAGTGAGATTGTAGTCTTAACAACC